TGGCCAGAATTTTGCTTTTTTCTTCCGGCTTTCCGCGTCAAACCTGCCCGGAAGATTACCCCTACCCCCACCTCGAAGCGCGCGTCGGGGGGTGGGTTCGCCGGTGCCGGGCGCCCTCGCGCGGGGGGAAGGCCCCTCGACAGTTTGTGTTAAATTTGGAATGGTATGGCTCCATACCAATCTCCGCTTTGCGCCGCGCCGCGCCGCTTCGCGACTGGGGCGCCGGACGCCGGACGCCGGACGCGGAACTGGTATGGTCCTTGGCGGATTGCGCGGAGCCATACCGGCGAGCTTGCCTAGCGGCCCGACGTGTGGTAAGATAGCGGAAAGGAGCCAGCCGGAGCATACGCGAATGACGCTAGGATTGCGGACCACTGGACGGGCGAAAAAGCCGATCACAGCGGAAGTGGAGCGGGAGCTCTCGCTCGAGGACGTTGCCATGCTGGCGACGGAGCGAGGGGTGGAGGCGCCGAAGATTGTGGAGTTGCGGGAGCGGCACCATGCCCTCGCGCGGCTTATTGCGGAAGGGCGGAAGCCAGGCGAGGCCGCGGTGCTTTGCCGCTACTCGCAAAGCCGGATGAGTGTGTTGCTCGCCGATCCCGCGTTTCAGGAACTCGTGCGGCACTACACCGAGATGGTGAATGAGGAATTTGTAGATTTTCAAGCGAAGCTAAGCGAGCTCGCGCTGGACGCCGCGCACATTCTCCAGTCTCGGATGGAAGATCGCCCGGACGACCTGAGCGACGCGTTGGTCTTGCAAATCGTGCAGGTCGGCGCTGACCGCACTGGCCACGGCCCGACGCAGAAAACTGATGTGAACATCAAAGTCGGACTGGCTGAACGCTTTGCCTCAGCGCGGGAGCGCATCGCACGGGCGAAGGATGTGACGCCGCCGGTCGATCGTGACGAATGACAGCCTCACCCGTAAGTAGGATACTGCTTTGCTAGACACAACCGAACTCGACCAACTAACCGAGTGGCTTGCCGAGGTCCGCAACGACCCGTATGCGTTTGTGCTGGGGGCGTATGATTGGGGCAAGGGCGAGCTCGCTCAATACGACGGGCCTGACGTTTGGCAAGCCGAGGTCCTTTGCTCCATTCGCGACGGAGTGAAGCGAGTGGACGAGGCTATCGCCGAGGCGCTTTCGCAGGGAAAGGAATACGTCGCGGAACCGATTCGCGAGGCCACGACCTCCGGCCACGGGATCGGTAAATCCGCCCTCGTCGCCTGGATCATCGACTGGGCCATGTCAACCGAGGTTGACTGCCGCGGGCGCGTCACCGCGAATACCGAGACGCAGTTGAAGGTGACAACTTGGGCCGAGCTCGCCAAATGGCACCGCCTTTCCATCACCGCCGATCTTTTCAAAATGACTGCCACCTCTCGCTTTTCGATTGATCCGAAGCATGAGAAAACCTGGCGTGTGGACATGGTTCCGTGGAGTGCAAAGAACTCCGCCGCCTTCGCCGGCCTGCACAACCACGGCAAGCGTATCCTTCTCATCTTCGACGAGGCATCGGAGATTGACGATGTTATCTGGGAGGTTGCCGAAGGCGCGCTAACTGACGCCAACACTCAGATCATCTGGTGCGTCTTTGGCAACCCGACAAAGAACACCGGAAGGTTCCGCGAGTGCTTCGAGGGGGGTAAATTCGCCCACCGCTGGAAAACTCGGGCAATCGACTCCCGCACGGTCAAGATCAGCAACAAAACGCTGTTGCAAGGCTGGGTGGACGACTACGGCGAGGACCACGACTTCGTTCGCGTTCGCGTCAAGGGCCAGTTCCCTCGCGTTGACGCCGTTTCTTTCATCCCGCTGTCGGACGTGCTGGAAGCACAAGCCCGGACGCCCGAGGGCAATGAAACCCTTCCCGTCATCGGGGGCCTTGACGTAGCTCGTTTCGGCCCGGACAACTCCGTGCTGTGCTACCGTCAAGGCCGCGACGCCGTGTCGCGCGCGTGGGACGTTACGCAGGGCCAAAGCACAGTTGCCTTGGCTAGGTGGGCCTTCGAGCTTTACATCCGCAACAACCTTTCCGCCCTAGTCGTGGACACCGGAGGTGTTGGTGGTGGCGTCTATGACCAACTCGAGCTCATGGGCATCAACGTCTACGCAGTAGACTTTTCCGCCTCCCCGGACAACGATACGCAGGAACGCTATTTGAACAAGCGGGCGGAGATGTATGGTCGGCTGCGCGAGTGGCTCCGCAAGGGCGGATGTATACCGAAAGACCGCCCTGGCAGCGAAAACAAGGGCCTAGCCGCCCAGCTTACCTCCGCCACCTACACCTTCCAAGGTGACGTGAAGTTGCAGCTGGAAAGCAAGAAAGACATCCGCCGTCGCCTCGGTTTGTCCCCGGACGAAGCCGACGCCCTCGCCATCACCTTCGCCTACCCGTATCTCGAGCAGGCGTTCGCGCCGCCTGCCGCTGAGGGCGAAGCCGCCGACCACTACTCCGAGGGCAACCCCTACGCCCAAGTAACCAAAACCCGTTTCAACCCAACTCAGGTGCCGCTATGAGAAAACCGAAAATCCCGGAGGTCAAACTCCCCTACGCCTCCACCGTCGCCAACTTCTTCAACGATCAAGGTCCGACTGCGGGCAACTCCTTCCTCGGACGCTTTTTTGGCGCGGGGGCGCAGCGGCAGGTCGTAATCAACCCTGCCGGGGTTAAGCCATCGGCTAACCCTAACGTCGGCCAAAGCGCCATCGGCTCGCTTTTCAACCGAGGGGGCAGCAAATGACCACCTTTGCGGAGCAAAAACGCTGCCGGGACGTTTTGCAAGCGGCCAAAATGGAGCAACAACGCTGGGTTCCCATCTGGCGGAAGCTCAACGAGTGCTTTTACCCGTTCCTGTATAACAACCTCCAGGGCGGAAGCGTTGTTTCCGCGGGGGAGCCGGACAAAATCGCCAACCCGAAGTTGCTCGACGGCGAGCCCGCGCTGGCCCTTCTCGTCCTTTCCGCCGGGTTCATGAACGGCGTAACATCTCCGGCGAGGAAGTGGCTGAACATCAAGCGTCCGGGGACGAAGCCGTATGAAGAAGGCGACGGCGGCCTCAGCACCACCCACGCCGCCATTCGGACGAAAATCCTCGAGACCCTCGCCGGGACAAACTACTATGACACCCGCGCGGAGCAGGTGTATGATGGTTGCGGCATTGGCACAGGGGTGCTGCTTTGTTACGAGGACTACGACCTCGTGTGCAAGTTCACCGTGTGCCCGCCCGGCAGCTATTACCTCACCACCGACGCCTCGAACAACATCGTCAAATTCTCCCGCGAAATCCGCATGACGGCGGCGGATTTGCTTGACGAGTTCGGCCCCGAAGTCTTGCCGAGTGACATCGTGGAAAAAGCGAAGAAGGGCGGCGCAGTTAGCCGCACGCCCTACTCCGTTTCCCACCTGATCGAGCGCAACAACCCCGGCGACGGCGTGCTGAAAACGGATCACCCTTTCCGCGAGCTTTACTGGTTCTCCGCCAACATGACAGAGGCTACGCCGTTCCTCGCCATTCGCCCGTTGTATGAGTGGCCCGTTGCCGTGCTTCGCTGGTCGTGCCCGGACAACTCAACCTACGGCGTTCCGCCCACACTCTCCGTCATGGGCAAAGCCGTGCAGTTGCAAAACCTAGAATACAAGTCCGACCAAGGCCTCGACAAAATGATCTCCCCGCCGATGCTTGCGGACCTTTCCCTCCGCAACAGGCCAAAGGCCTTTGGCGCTGGCGGCATCACCTACACCAACAACCTCGGCAACAACGCCGGGGCGCGTCCAGTGTATCAGGTGCAAATGCCCTTCCAGGAAATGGAGATCAAGCGCCAGCGAATTGTGCAGGCCATCAAAGACGGCCTCTACAACTACCTCTTCGACATGATTTCCTCCCTCGAGACCGTGCGAAGCGCCACGGAAATCGACGCGAGGCGGGAGGAAAAGATGGTCGTGCTCGGGCCGGTGCTTCATCGGAGCTACCTCGACGACATCGGAGTCGTCGTCAAGCGGGTGTATGGCATCTTGCGCCGGAAGGAACTCGTGCCGCAATTGCCGGACGGTGAGGGGGCTGAAATCGAGTTTTCCAACATCCTCTCCGATGTGCAGAAAGCCAGCGACGTTGCAACGCTGGAGCGCTTCGTCGCGTTCGCCGGGCAGGTCATCCCCGCTTGGCCCGAGGCACAGCCGAAAATCAACATCCTTGATGTCATCAAACAATACGCCGAGGGCCTTGGTGTTCGCCCCTCTACCCTCGTGCAGGACGAGCAGGTGCAGCAGGCAATGGCCCCGGCAAACGAAATGGAGCAACTTATGCAAACATCCGAGGTTGCAAAGAACTTCGGAAGCGCCGCAGGCGCCGCTGGGAAGGTGGACGTTGGCGGAGGCCTCAATGCGGTCCAAATGTTGTTGGGACAATAGCTTGACTCGTATGACGTGGGCGTGGTAAGATCGGGGAGGAAAGGGATAACATATGGCCCAAGACTCAGCTACACGCGCTGATAAACTTTCCCTCGACGCCCATCTGCAATTTGCAGTTCGGGCGATTGAGGGGGATGTTCACCTACGCGTGTTGGTCCGCCATTTCCTCTCCACTTGCCAGGCCATGCCGCCAGCCTCCGTCTTCGACCTCGACCCGGTGCAAAACGCCTATAACCAAGGTTATCAGGCCGCCGGACTTGAGCTCGCTAATCTGCTAACCTCGGTGGAGCCCCGCCTAGTGCCCACCCTTATCCTCGAGGAGCTTACCCCGGATGAATGATCTTGCGAAAAAATTCTGGCTTCCGCTGTTCCGCGATGCGGAGGGCGAAGGTGGTGCCGCTAGTGGCGATGGCTCTGCGGGGATCGCTACTGGCGAGGGGGCGGGGGACAGCGTGGCTGGTGCTGAAACCTCCGCCCCCGAGGCCACGTTTCTTTCCGGGCTTGACAAGCCGGCAGAGGGCGAGGCGACGCAAGAGAAGAAAGCTGAAGACGCAGCGGACGAGTCATCGAAGAATGTTTCAGATGCGCCGACGCTTGAGGCGCTGAAACTTCCCGAGGGCGTCACCCTTGACCCGGAAGTCGGCAAGTCTTTCCTCGATCTGCTGACGAAGCCCGATTTGCCGCCGCAGGAGCGGGCGCAGGAGCTCATCAACCTCCACGTCAAAGCCATCCAAGATGTGCAAACGCAAGCTGTGGCGGCCCTGCAAGAAGCCAACATGGCCGAGTGGAAGCGGATGAACGAAAGCTGGCGCGCGGAAATTGCGAAGCTTCCCGAGTTCGCCGAAAACCCCGAACGCGAGGGCGGCAAGGTCCTCCAGGGCCTCAAGGCCGTCGGCGCGGACGAAAAGTTTTTCCAGGCCCTCGATCTTACGGGGGCCGGCAACCATCCTGCCATCGTGCAGGTTCTACACCGGCTGACTGCTCGCTTTGTTGAAGGCGGCGCAGTTTCCGGCAGCAGCAAGCCAACGTCGGCGAAACGACTCGGCGATAATATCTACACCTCAACCGTCAAAACCTAAAGGAGTGCAGAATGTCGTTCTTTCCCGACGTTCCGTTCAACCCGACCCTGCACGATTTCTTGCAGGCTCTCGGCCCCGACGATGCAGTCACCGATCTCGGCGAACTGCTTTCGCAGACGAACCAGATGTATGAGGAGATGACCTTTGTTGAGGGCAACCTCCTCACCGGGCATCGCTTCAGCATCCGCACCGGATTGCCCGAACCGACCTGGCGCCGCCTCTATCAAGGCGTTCAGCCAACGAAGTCCACTCGCGCCCAAGTCACCGCTTCGACCGGGATGCTCGAGGACTACTCCGAGGTGGACAAGGCGCTTGCCGACCTCAACGGAAACACGACTCGTTTCCGCCTGCAAGAGGACGCGGCGCACGTTGAGGGCTTCAACCAGAAGGTCGCTCGCTCCCTCATCTACGAGAGTGAGGACAACAACCCCGAGGCCATCACCGGCTTCATGCCGCACTTCTCGTCCCTCGGTACGACCGGAACGGGAATGCAGATCATCGACGCCGGCGGCACTGGGACCGACAATGCGAGCATCCTGCTCGTCGGCTGGGCTCCCAACACCGTCTACGGCATCTTCCCCAAGGGATCGAAAGCGGGGCTTTCCGTCAAAGACCTCGGCGAAGTCACGGCGTACGCCAAAACCGCTGACGGCGTGACGAACGGCTACTACCAGGCCTACCGCACCCACTATCGCTGGGACCTCGGCCTTGTCGTTCAGGACTACCGTTACGTCGTGCGGATTTGCAACATTGACCGGAGCCTGCTCGGCCCCGATCCCACCGTCACCGGCTACACGGGTGCTCACCTCCCCAACCTCATGTTCGAGGCGATGGAGTATATCCCGTCGCTGGAAAACTGCCGCCCCGTGTTCTACATGGACCGGCAGCTGAAAACGCGGCTTCGGCAGCAGCTTCCCAACTGCCTCAAGAACGCGACCCTCGACATGATGGATGTCGGCGGGAAGAGGGTCGAAGCCTTCCAGGAAGTCCCGATCCGCCGGATGGACGTGATGCGGGTTGATGAAGCTCGCGTGGTGTAAGGAGACCAACAGATGATCGTCGACAAACTTCTTTCGCCCTCGATCAAGCAACCCCTCAACGTGGGGCTGCCGGTCGGGACGACCACCCTCGGCCAGGTCATGGATTGGGGCGCTGCTCGCAATCAGGGGCTTCTGGCCAAGCCCTACGGTCCCGGCTGGGACATCAACATCCGCAACGCCACCTCCGGCGGCGCGGCAACGGCAACCTTGCTCCTCGTGACCGACGACAACGCGGCCTTGTCGTCTCCCACGACCCTGTTCACCTCCCCCACCTACACGCTGTCCCAGCTTGCCAAGATGGACTTGTTCGTGCCGGTGCCGGAGACTGACCTGTGGGAACGTTACGTCGCTTGGCGTATCACGGTCGGAACGGCGGTGTTCACGGGCGGGACTATCTCGCTCGAGTATGTCGCTGACGTTCGGAAGTGGCGGGGCTACCCGGCGCAGGGGAACCGGTAAGCCATGGCAAAGCAAACCTCTCTCGCCGCGCAAGTCGCAAAGCTGGACGACGAGAAAAAGATCTCCGCCGCAAAGGAGGACGAGGCCGCCGCCGAACTTCCTGTCCCGGCGGGGATGGCTCGCGTCCGGCTTATCCGACCATTCTACGACTCGACTGGTCGCCTTCATTCCGAGGGCATCGTGCTTCTCCCGAAGAAAGACATTCCGTCCTCGGCCAAGATTCTGGCCGTGGGGGAGTCTGCGAAAGAATGACTGCGTAAGGGGAGGGTGGCATAAGTTTCCCTCCCCTAACATCCAGCCGGAGCAACTGCCATGCAAGATCTTCGCAGCCTCTACAACCAAGCCTTGTCCGCAGTTGGTAGCGCCGCAGATGTTACTGACCCGGAGCGGTCAAGTCGCAGCGTTGATCTGCTAAAGCTTTGGTATCCAGTGGCTCGGCGAAGCGTCTTTACCGCCGCGCATTGGTGGAGTCTGCGCCGCAGTCAGCGGCTCACACGGGCGCTGGAGCGGGACGAAAGTCTGCCCTGGGCAAATAGCGACCCGGCGCCGGACTTCAAATACGCTTTCGCCCTCCCCGTTGACATGCTCCAGCCGCAATACATGGAAAACTTTTCCGTATTCCGCCTGGGGCGCGTTGGCGACGAAAACCTTCTGTTCACGAACGACGAGTTTCCCATCCTCAACTACACCCACGACGACCCTAATCCGGCGAGGTGGGAGCCCGACCTTTACCGCGCTGTTGTGTGGGCGCTTGCCGCCTGCATCAACATGGCGAAAAACGGCAAGGCTGGGCTGACGCAGAAGCTTGAGCAACAGGTCTACGACATTGTGTCCGACGCAGCGGTCAACTCCGCAAACGCTGACGACACCTATTTCGATGCCGTGCCGAGTTTCTACTCCGGCACCGGCTTTGCCATTCCGCAGGTTAGCACAAGGTTCTATTACCCAACCACAACCTTCCGTGTGAGCGGAGGTCTATAATGGCGCAGAAAAACCAGATGTTTGCCTTCCTTGCCGGGGAAGTTGCTCCGGCATTTTACGGGCGTCTGGACCTGCAAAAGTATCCACTCGGCCTGTCCGAGGTGGAAAACTTTTTCATCGACTATCACGGCGGATTGCTTAATCGCGCTGGGACAAAATTCATCGCTGCGCTGCCGAAACAAGCGCATCTCTTCGCAAAGTTTCGCGCGCAAACGCATGATCTTGTCCTCTTGTTCCTAGTCAACCGGATGTTAGTGTTGAGGGAAGGAAAGTTTGTCCTTGCGGCCAGCCCGGTAGCAGGGACCATGGCCTCCGGCACTGTCACGGCTGCAAACACCCTAGCCGCCGGGCAGTTGGTCTGGGTTAGCGGCGGAGCCGTTAGCGGCTATTTTTCCGTCGTCTCGGCTACGGTGAGTAACTTTGTGATAACCTCCCCGCTCGGTCAGCCTGTGCCAAATGGGCCTGTTACTTGGGCGCCGGTCTACCAACTCACCACAACTTTCTCCGCTGATGACCTTGCCGAGCTCAAAGTAACGCAAGACTTGGAGAAGCTTGTCTGCACCCGAAACACGCGAGCACCGACGTTTATCGAGCGCGTGGCGGATAACAACTGGGTTCTTTCCACCTTTAGCAACGTGCTGCCTCCAGCCCCCACTGGACTTACCGGAGTCGCTTCCGGCTCTGGCCCAGCTTCTGTCGGCTTCGTCGTGACGGCAGTTGTTAACGGCGTGGAGTCTGCCGCGTCTGTCGAACTCGTAACGAATAACATCGTCAACTACACCACGACAACCGGACACTTCACGCTGAGTTGGACGGCTGTTGCCGGGGCCGAGCGGTATAACGTCTACCGCTCGCTTGTCTACCCGACTTCCTACCCCGCAGGAGCGCAGCTTGGCTACATCGGCTACACCACTGGCACAAGCTTTGTTGACCGCAACATAACTGCGGACAACACAAAGACCGTTCCGACTCCGATTGACTTTTTCGCTGGGGGCAACTATCCAGCGGTTTATGCCAGGTATCAGCAGCGAGGTGTTTACGCTGGGCTGGCACACGACCCACTTTCCATTGTCAGCTCCATTGCGAATGACAAAGGCGTTTTCAGCGTCACGTTCCCACCGATAGCCACGGATAGCTATAGCTACACGCTCGACTCCCTCAGCGAGCGTCCGATCAAGCATATGCTCCCGCTTCGCTACGGGTTAATGCTGTTCACGGATGATGGAATTACGCAGCTTCGCGGAAGCGATGGCATTGTGCTTTCGGCTACCTCGGCGGTGGCCGAGCCGCAAGGCTACGTCAGCGTTAGCGACCTTCCTCCCGTCGCGGTTAACCTCGACGTGCTATTCATGACCTCGCTTTTTAGCGAGTTTAACCAGATGGTCTACACCGAATACACAAACAGCTTCAAAATGCAGGACATCCTTGTCCTTTCCAGCCACATGTTCGGCCCAAGTAACCCTGCTGTGCAAGTAGATTGGGCACCAGAGCCGCACAAAATTCTTCACTTCGTCCGGGAAGATGGGCAGAGAGTGACGCTGACGTATGAGCGAAATTTTGAGGTGTATGGGTGGACCCGGCATAGGACAAAGGGGGAGTATGTAAACCTCCGCGTTGTGAGCGAAAACGGTTACAACCTGGCCTACCAGACGGTAATCCGCCGCGTGGGCGAGAGTGAAGTTTTGTTCCTCGAGCGGGAGCAGCCTCGGAACGACACCGAGTTTGACAAGATGTGGTATGTTGATGCTGGGGCGGAGCGTCCGCTGATCCGCCCGGAGGTTGACATTTACATCGTGCTGGATGGAGAGGAAAACGACCCGGACGCTGTGTGGACGCTAGAGGCAAGCAATCTTAGCTGGGCTGTAGCGGACGACGTGGTATATGCCCTCGGCGGCATTTTCCGCATTGTGTCCGTAGAGACTGGCTACCTTGCCTTAGCCCTAATGCGGGCGCCGCTTGTATCCAAGCTTTACGATAAAGGGCGGCGGAAAGCTGTGGCTGGGGATTGGGGATACAACACTCCGGTCACTTCGTTGCCTGGCCTGTGGTGGCTGGAGGGAGAAACCGTAAGTGTTTTCCACGACGGAGACGCGACGTATGAGGCCGTCGTGCAAAATGGCACTGTGCAGTTGCAAACGGAGTCAGCCTACATTGTTGTCGGCTTGGGCTACTATGCCCGCGCTAAAACGCTGCCGTTGTCGCTCCCGAACTACATCCTTGGCGGCTTGCCGCTTACCGTCCGCGGCGTAGCGTTGCGGCAGCTCAACTCCCGCGGCCTTGCCGTCGGCCCTGACTACGCGCAGATGGAAGAACTTCCCTCCCGTCGTCAGGAAGATTGGGGAAATCCACTCGATCTGTTCACCGAGCTAACGACGGCAGAATTGTTTGGCGCTGGCGGTTGGGCCGAGGACACCTTCGTCTGCTTCGAGCAACGATACCCGCTTCCAGCCGGTGTGATCGGCTTCACGTTTGACCTGGATGTGGGGGAGTAAATGTGGAAGCAGGTTACTCCAACGAACATCCCTGATGACCTCGCCGCACATACGCATGAGGTCTGGGAATATTCCGGCGTTATGCAAATCGGCATTATGCGCCAGGGATTTCTTTGCCCGCCGTATGTTTGGGGCGTCCCGCTTTCTGGCGGCGTTGTCAACGTGCGTAAGGCGCCGGAGTTGGTGGATGAATTTCAGCGCCAAACCCACCTCCCCGTCATCTACGCGGAAGTCGAAACACACGCTCAACGTAACCAAGCCTTAGTCCGCTTCCTCGGTTTTGAAGAAATCGAACGCGGGACTGAGCGTAACCTTTATCGTCGGAGTATCTAATGGCTTTCTTGGCTCCGGTAGCACCATATTTGATGGCAGTCGGGTCTGCAATCAGCGGACTCTCGAGCTATCAAAACGCTCAGTATCAAGCAGCCGTGGCAAGCAACAATGCGAAGCTGCTTGAAGAACAGGCCAAGCGCGAAACCTTCGCGGCCAATCAGGATATTGCCGATCAAGACATGGCCGCTCGCGCTGAAATCGCTGAGATGATAGCGCAGATGAACGCGAGCGGTCTTAGTGCTACTACTGGCACAATGATTTTCAGGCGGGCAGGCGGAGCGTATCTAGCAAACCGAGATAGAGAACGTCTTTCCGTAAAGCGCGATGTCAACCTCGAAAACACCAAGCGGCAAGCAGCAACGATGCGAGCGGAGGCGCGAGCCCTGCGCAAGTCAGCCGGTCTTGGCCTGCTTACCTCCCTCATCAACATCCCAACCTCCTTCCTTTCCGGCGCCTCGATGGTGAATGAATATAGGAAAGGCAGAATGGCGCTAGACAGACCTAGCTACTCTGGAGAATAACATGGCGCTCGGAACGGTAAAAGCAAGCGGTGGGCTTCAAACCTCGTTGATTAACGATCAGTCGAGTGCATATGTGGCGCAAGCCACGTCGGGCCTCGGCGACGCTGTGAATAGACTGGCGCAAGCCGGGCTTACCTACCTGAACAGCCGGACGGAGATTGAGAAAATCTACGATAAGCGGGCTATGGCGTCTAAGTCGCTGGAGCTCGACACGCAGTTTCTCCAATACCAGCAAGAGCGGGCGAAAGAGTTTGCCGAGTTTTCTCGCGAGCGTTCGGCGTCGCCCGGCGGCATGACGCAAGAATATGACGCCATGCTGGCGGAAAAGGAAAAGGCTTTCCTCGCCACGGTGCCGGAGCGGCATCGGGAGGAAATGGCAGCGCGGCTGGCGCAAGACCGTGCCGTGCGAGTCGGGTCAGCTTTCACGGCGGAGCTTGAGCTCCTCGACACCGCTGACACGAACAACCTGAACAAAGGTCTTACCACTCTTGGCTCCGCCCTTAAAGGCGGTTCTATGACGCTAGAAGATGCGCAAGGAGAATGGGAAGACCTTGTTAACAACTCCGGTCTGCCCGCCGCCACTAAACAATCTTTCATTGACAGTGGCCGGGCAACGTTGCAAGGGCTTGAGTTCGGCACGATTGTCGAACGAACTGCACTGGGATACGGTTCTGTCACACCCTCGGAAGAAGGAGATGTTGTAGCCGCTGGCCTACTTCCCGCCGAACGAGCTGTGCTCAACGCAATTTCTTCCCGCGAGTCACCGGGCTACGACGTTTGGAATGGCGGGCAGAAATTTTCCAGCTACGCGGACCATCCCGCTGCTTTGGGCAACGCTCCGGGGGAAAGCACAGCGGCAGGAAAATACCAATTTGTCCTCAGCACTTGGCGCGCGGCAACAGACTCGTATGAAAAAACATACGGCGTAAAGGTGCCCGACTTCTCGCCGGAGTGGCAGGATCGTGTCGCCCTGCACTGGATGGAAGTCATCTTCAACAAGTATAACAAAGAGGGCCTGACGTTTAAGCAAGTGCTAGCGAGCGGTGATCCAGCGCAGATTGTGAAAATTCGCCGGGTGCTTGGCAACCCTAAGTTCGCGGACAACCCTAGCTCAGTCGAGTGGGAAGGATGGTCTGATAGGTCGTTCGGACCTGGTGGAGCAGAGGCTGCTGACCGGGCCTTCTTGGAGATCTTCACCGGGAAGAAGGGGATTGCCGGGGGCGGGACGGGTGCGGCTGAAGGGCCAAATGTCTGGACCGATCCTCGCTTCTCTAACCTCTCCATCGAGCAGAAGCTTTCCTTCGCTAACGCGGCGGCAGCAGCGGTTGAGTCGCAGAGGTCAGCGGCGGCGACGCAGCTTAAGCTGGAGCGGGAAAAGTTTCTCGACGAGGTTTATAACGCCGGGTATCAAAACCAACCTGGTGTGCTGGAGGCGCTGCAACAATCTAAATTCTGGGACGCGGAAGCCCAGGCGAAATATAACGCCGGGCAAGACGTGTATCGGAAAAGTGAAAGCGGAATGTCCTCGGTTGTGCAGGCGCTGAACAGTGGCACTCCGCTGACGCCCAAGCAAGGCGCTGATTTTGCCAGATGGTTTGGCGCTGACGGCTTCAATGGAATTATCCAGGGCGACGAACAAGCATTTGCCAAGCTACGCTACGGCGTGAGCAATGCGAAGATGTTTCCTGAGGGATCGCCAGATGCCTTTCGTCAGGCCATGGCAAATCCTAACGTCGCGCCAATAGCGCTGGACTTCCTCGCCTCAGTGCACGCAGGCGATCCTACAATTCTTTCTCGGAGCGGTTTTTCGAAAGACGATATTGCCGCTGTTAATCTATTCAAAAGGATTGCCGAACGTAGTCCCAATATGCAGGTTGCTTACGAAAACTACACCAAAGCTTCCTCTGCTGAAAGTAGAACTGGACGCACGGAGTCTCAACTAGCCTCCGAAGCTTCAAAGATTTTTATGGAAACTTATCCGGACGCCAAAGAGGTGGTAAATCAAGTCTTTGACACCTGGTTTACTTTTGAACCAAAATTGCCGTCAGCTGCAGAAAATCAATTTCTACTAGAAGCAGCAACTGCGTTCCAGGACGGCTATAAAATTTATGGAACCACTGAGGGCGCAGAAACCTATATGCAAACTGTTCTCACAGATACTTGGGGGGTCACGCAAACTAGGGTTTTCCGGGACGGAAATGTGCAATTTAGTAACTCTGTTCTGGTTAAGCATCCCCCGGAAAAATACTACAAGTCGTTTGACGAGGATTATGGCCCATTGTATAAAGCTATTTCTGAACACGCTGTTGCTGGCGGGGCGCAAGCGAGTAATGCTATTTTGCTTGCCGATGACATAACTGATCGTGAGGTTAGAGAAGGCAAAGCCCCAACCTACAAAGTCATCGGGATGGATGAGTTTGGCGCGGCTATTGTTTTGCCTGATCGTTTTGGTGGAGAAGAACTCTACCAGCAAACCGAGGAAAAATACATCTACAACGCAATGCGCGCCAACGCGATGCACGGGATAAATGTTTTCAGCCAAGCAGTTGAGTCTGCAACAGCGAAGCTTCAATCGCTCTCGCTTTCTGGCGGAACGCCAGAAGAAATTGCAGCTGCGCAAGATGAACTGGCAAGGGCGATGAAAGGGAAGCAAGTCGCCGTTGAAACGGCTCTCGCAAACGAGCACCTTGACGCTGCAATGCCTACTTCGCCGGATGATCCTGCGTTTAAAAAGCTAGTCGAAGTTGCCACGGATGCTTTTGCAAACGACGCTTCGCTGCAAAGACAATCCGCCGCTCTAGCCTCGTCGTATAAAAACGTTGACTGGGCTGAAGCAAACCGCAGAGCTCTTGCTGATATTTTCGGCAAGCAGTATAAACTAACGCCGGAAATGGCAATGGCGCTTACAAATAAGGTTCTGGAGAATTACTGATGGATACGCTTTTTCAACAGCTTTACCTCCCCGGCGCCACTGACAGCACCCAGGAACTAAACCCTTCGTTTGCCCAGACCGTAGGGGCGGCGTTCAACCTGGAGAACGACGTTGTTAACCTGCTGGACTACATGTCTCAGCCGACGTTCAAACCGGATCCTGAGTTTAACCTGCTGAAAGAATTTCGTGCGCGTAACCTTCCGACTGAGTGGCTGCCGATGCTTGCGGAAACTAACTCGACGGAAGAATTCGACGCTAAACTTGCCAAGGTGCAGAAGGAGTATCGTGACAAGGCCGTCCTCGCGGCGAGCGGGTGGACCGGGACTGTCGCGGCGATTGCCGCCGGGATGCTTTCTCCGACTGTGTTTATCCCGCTGACTGGGCAGGCTCGTGGGGTGAAAGGATTCGCCGAGGTGCTGGCGCTGGCAGCGGCTGGCGCTGGGGCGCAAAATGGTGCGCTGTTCCTGAACCAGGCTACGCGGAGCGAAGCCGAACTATACACCGGCGTAGCTCTTGACACGCTGTTTCTCGGACTGATGGGCGGAGCGTATCTTGGCCTGCCCGGGCGGGCGCGGAAGGAGCTTATCAACAGCGTCAAGCTCAACGAAAAGAAAGTCACGGCAGTCGAAGGCCCGCTTGATGTCCCTAGGCCCAAAGAAACCTCGGTGCAAGTTGAGCCTCTTACCCCGGCGGACGTGAAGGAAGAGCTTCGGCAAGCTGGCGTGCGAAAGCAGGACGATGTGGCGAAGGTGGTGTCGGAGGTTATCGAACCTGACACCTACGTTCCGCTGCGAGATCGGGCGCTCGCGATTGGGGAGGTGAAGCGCGTCCGGGCGAAGGACATGGAGACAAAGGCTACGTATGGCGGAAGTTGGCTGGAGGTTCCCGTAGCCGACGGGGTTGTCGCCAGGTTTACTAAGGCTACCGGCGGGACAAAGTTTTTTGTCGGCGGAGAGTATGGCGTAACGCTGCACACAGCAGATGGGGCGGAGATAAGCATTCCGCCGAGCAAGGTGGATAACTTCGCCCGCGCCGGGAACACCATGATTAGCAGCGAAAAGGAGTTGCGCGCGGCTATCGCTGAGGGCAAGCTGGACGACCTTTTCTATCAAATGTTGGAAACGGCGGATGAGCCACCTCGTATGGTTGATGGCAAAACGCCAAAAGCCATATCAAACTCGGACGAAATGGTTGACCTAGGTCGTGGCGCGGACGCTAAGGCCGTTGGTGCTGCACCGACAAAGAAACGGAATACACTTGGGGCGAAAGCCGCGCCGAGCAAAACTCGGCAAGCGTTGATGGATCAGCTTGGGCGGTTTTCGCCGAGCTACCGTATGCTTACGCAGCGCGTGTTTGCTTCCCTGCGCGACGCTATCGCCAAGCTTGATACGTCCGGTATTCAGCAAGCTGGCCTTGACGTAATGGAGCCATCGGCTGTAGGGGGCTTGGTAATCGAGCGGATCAAGCTTTACGACTTTTATGTGGCTGAGCTCACTAAAGCACTCGACGAAAATTTCTTAAAATACTACTACGACGGGGCGAAAGACGTTAACTTCAACAGTGCTATGCTAGCACAGATTAAGTCTCAGTTTTTCGAGACACGCCCCGGCAAAATGAATTGGGAGGAATACAAAGCTGCCGTATTTGACGGACTTAACACTGGCAATTTCTCACCGGAAATTGCCGACTCTGTTGCGGCGTTTAAGAAATTCTTCTCCGAGTATGCTCAGCGGCAAAAGCAATACCTAGAGGAATTTGCCGCGCGCGGGCTGGACGTAGAGCCGCTTTTCAAAGAGTTGACCGGCGACAAGCTCGGCGACGGCGTGACCGACTACGCTCACCATATTTTCGATCAGAATAAGTTGGCAGAAAACTTTAGTGAGTTCATTGACGTTTTTGGCGGCTACTACGCAAAGGAGCTCGCAGCTGACTTCGCAAAAGATACGGCAAAGTATAACAAACGAAGAACGAAGCTCGACTTCGAGCGGCAGATTGCCGACTTCACCCCGGAACAACTTACCGCGTATTATAACGACGTAGAAAGCTCGCGTGTCTTTATTGACGATATGCCCGAGGTTGTTCGGTATAAAGATGAGGTAGCTGCGGTAAAGAAAGAGGCGAAAGATTTTGGCTGGCCAAAAGAGCAACTTAAAGCCGAGCTGAACCGGTTGGAGAACGACCTTGGTCCTGACGTCAAGGAGCTTCTTTTCGAGCGCAAAAGGTTGGCGGAACAAGCCAGGCTCCTTCGTAAGTATGGCGGCGACACCCCCGAACGCGCGACTAAGCTTCGCGAAGTCGTGGCGAAGGCAGACGAGCTTATTTCCGACACATTCCGGCAAGCCGTGTCTCGTATCGCCAGCATTGATCTTTCAGCGGCGAAGATGAAAGACGCTGGGGAAAAGGCTCTGACCGCCGCGGCAAAAGACCTGGAAAAAGTCGTGAAGGTGATGCAAGCGCGGCAAGCGCAGCTTGCTAAACTGCTCACCAGCAAGCGGCAAAATCCTGTCACACGCGCTAAGGTAGAAGAACAATTTGCCGCCGCTGAGGTTAAGCACAAAGCGATGCTCGAGCGCCTTGCGGCGGTTCAGGGAAAACAAGCTGCGTTTGACGAACGGCTTCGCGAGTTGCAGCTTTTGCGCACGGACGCAATCTCTGACGCGAATGATCTTGTCCGGGGTCGTGTGCTTCGGGCGCAAGAGGCGGAGGAACGACTCAAGGCGGTGGAGGAAAAACCGCTTACGGAAGAAGAAAAACTCCGTAAGCGCGATCAAATCTCCGAGGAGCTTTGGGCGCTGGAGCAAGACTTCCGTAATAAGTGGGAAGTTGATCCGGGCGGAAGTAAGTTGCCTGACTTCCGCGGCAAAGCTATCGAAGCGGCAACCATGCTGCATCAAAAGCTAACTGGCGGTGAGATTGCCCTGTCCCCGGCATACCATGTGCTGCGGCAAGGAAAACGCGGAGCGGAGCTTCTTCGCGTGATGAACATTCCGTATGAGTTGAAGCAACGCTGGTTGATAAAGGATGTTGAACTGGTGTCTCGGGCGTATGATCGCGCGATGGCCCCGGACCTTGAGCTTTGGCGGGCCTTCGACGGAAGTGTGAACGGTCGTTCTGTTCTTGAGGAGATGCAACAGGAGGTTGTAGCGCACATTGCTCGCATCAACACGGCTAAATATGTGAAGCTGCCAGCCGGGTGGGTGGACAAAGCTGCTAAGTTTTCCGAGCGAGTGCAGAAGCGGCTTAACGATTTTGGCGAAGCTGAAGATGTTTTTCTCGGGGCGGAGAATTTTTCCGACGTTCCGAAGGAGGGCTTTGTTCCGCTCACGGATAGCTTGCGGAGTCAACTTGGCCAGATGGTTACTGACGCCGCGAAAGCCTACACTCATGACTTTGACGTGGCGATCCAGCGGCTTCGGCACACTCGCGGAGTTCCCAACGAAGCTACGCTGGGTTGGTGGCGAGCGGGGAAAGTCGTAAAAGACCTGAACGTGTTGACGATGATGGGGTCAGTTGTCCCTGCATCTGTATCTGACGTGGCGCGCCCGATTTGGGCGCACGGGGTAAATAAAGTTTGGGGTAGAGGTTGGGCGCCGTTTGTTAAGTCTCTAATCTCTGGTGACAAAACATTCAGGATCAAGTCAAAGCGCGTGAATAACCAAGTCGTGCTTAACCTCGAGCCGATGCTTTTTTCGCGGGCGCAGGGAATGTTTGACTTGGCCCAAGAAGCCATCGGGCGGACAAAGCTGGAGCGAGGCGTTCATTTTGCCGCCCAGAAAATGGGGATAATTGCGCTGTTTAGCTACTGGACAGCCGCGATGAAATCAATCGCCGGGAACGTCACCCATGCGACATTGGCGGAATATGTGCCGCAGGTGGCCAAGGCCTGGCGCGAGGGCGTTGAGCCGACTGGCGACTTGCTACAGATGCGAACGTATCTTCGCAACCTCGGGCTAAGCGACCTCGACATCCACCGGATTGCCACGCAGATGGAGCAGCCAGGCGGTGTGGAATATTTTTCCAACGGAGGTGTTCTGCCGAACATTGACCAGTGGACTGATCCGGCGGCGTATCAAGCGTATCAGGCGGCGATTAACGCGGAGGTAAATAAGCTAATCGTTACGCCAGGTCTTGAACGTCCCAACATTGCAGACGAGAACATGGCGTATTCGCTGCTGTTCCAGTTCAAAAGCTTCACGTTCGCCTCGAACAGCCGGATGGTGATGAGCGGGTTGCAAGGGAATGACCCATACCTAATGCAAGGGATTGCCTTTTCCCTTGCTTTTGGGGCGCTTTCATACTATACTTACGCTGTCTCAGTCGGAGGAAAAACCTTGGAAGAGGCTAATGAATTTTCCCCAGAGCAGTGGACTTGGGAAGCTGTGAAGCGAAGTGGGATACTTGGGCTTATGTCCATCCCGGTGGACTTTGGGGAAAAGCTTCCCGCAACGAATGGGGAAGACACGAGTCTGTTTTTCCGCAAGCAAGCGTCGCTGCTAGGGGCTATCCTCGGCCCTACCTACACGCAGGTGGACAAGCTTGGGGAGTTCTTGATGAAGATGGACGCGGAAGATCCGAAGCAGCAGGCGAGGAATATGCGAACGCTTCGTCAGCTTTTTGTCCCGTATCAAAATCATTTTCTTCTGCGACGGTTGTTTGACAGGGTGGGCGAAGCAATGTTTGGGAGCACCTGAGATGCCAGTTACTACGACAGACTCAGCTGTAATTCGGCTGACCGACGGAGTGCAAACGGACTTCACTTTTAACTTCCCGGCGAGAGCTGCGGGTGACGTGAAAGTCGGGGAGATTGTCGGGCAAACAGTTGTCCCGCTCCTGCCGAATACTTATTCCGTCGTGCTAGCGAATGATGGAAGTGGCGGAACGGTAACGATTTCCCCAGCACCTCTTGCTGGAAAACAACTCTACATCTATCGTGGGACGCCGCTGACGCAGCTTGTCGCCGTGAGTGGGCAAACTCGTTACGACCCGGAAGTTGTGCAGGGGGTGTGGGATAAGCTCACCTACATCACGCAGGAACTTGCGACGGCGTTGACACGGGCTGTGCTGGCAGCGCCTGGGACTGATCCAAGCGGGCTTATCGCCTCGCTTGCACAAGCGGCACAAGACGCGCAAGATGCAGCAGCTAATGCGTTAG